TCCGAGAAGGGCGACGCCGGCCAGACGCTGTATGCCGGATATTGCGAGGCGACCGGCTTGTCGATCCTTCCGGCATGGAAGGACCTATCGTCCGGATCGCGCCAGCAATGGACCGCGGCGGGAGACGAAGTCCGCAAAGCGGATTCGAGGGCGGCATGACCATGGAGCAGGCGATGACCATTGCATGGAGCGGGCGATGAAGCGACCGACAGGAAAAGAGTTCGATGCGCTCGTGACGCAGTTTGCGGGACTGCAGTCGGCGGCGCAGGAAGCGGCGAAGGCGGCCTCTGAAAAGAAGGCCGCCGCCGACGCCGTAAAAGACGAGATTGTCACGATCGTGAAGCTGTTCGGGCAGCGCCATGCCGAGGCCTCGATGAAGATGCACGGCGATCGCTCGACGGCCACGGTGACCACCGGGCGGATGACCAGGCAGAACGACGACGCGATCGAGCAGCTGCGCGGCTACCTGGAGCAGAGCGGCATCGACGGCGCGCGCGACCATTTCTTCACGCCGAAGACGACCTACCAGCTGGTGGCGTCGCCGGCCGAGGCGGTGCGCAGCCTGAAGGCTCCGGTGCGCGTGCTGGCGAAGATCCGCTCGCTGGTGGGAATGTGTTTTGAGATTGTGACCAGGGCGCCGTCGCTGAAGGTCGACGTGCCGAGCTAGTGGCCACGAAAAAGAAGGGATCCTCCACGGCGGGGAAGGCGAAGAAAAGATCGGCTGCGCGGGACAAGGTGGGAGCCCGCGCAGCCCCTTCGCCGAAGCCAGAAAGCCAGAAAGCCAGAAAGCCAGATCCGAAGTTGAAGGCGCTGGACGAGGCCTTCGACGCCGAGGCCGGCGCGCACCTGCTGCCCGAGAGCGGCGATGTCCTCGATGCGCTTCTGGAGCGGCTGCCCTGGCGGCAGCGGGTGTTTGTGGGCGAGTACATGGCCAATGGCGGCAATGCGACCAAGGCGGCGATCGTGGCCGGCTACAGCATGGCGACAGCGGATTCGCAGGCCAGCCGGCTGTTGAAAGATGTCAAGGTTCGGGCCGTGGTCGAGGTGTGGACCGCGAGCGTGCTTTCGCGCAAGAAGATCACGGCCGAAGGCGTGCTCGACGAGCTGCGCAAGATTGCGTATCGCCGGCCGCAGAAGCTGTTCCGGCCGGATGGCACTCTGGTGCCGATCGACGAGCTGGACGACGATACGGCCGCGGCGATCGAAGCGGTCGAGGTCCGCGAGATCACGATGGGCGACGCCGTGATCGGGCACCTGAAGAAGATCAAGCTCTCGAGCAAGGTGAATGCGCTCGAGCTGCTGGGCAAGAAGCTGAAGCTGTTCACCGACAAGGTGGAGCACAGCGGGATGCTGGGCGTGCAGCTGATTCACGATGTGCCACGGCCACTGCGCGTGGGGCGGGACGCGCCTGACGGCGCCAAAGCAAAGAAGTAACAGGAGACAGAGACATGTACGAAGATGATGATGACGTTGTCCAGAAGGACGCCGCGGAGGCGACGAAGCAGCCCAGCTATCCGGAAAGAATCCGGCAACGGCTGCGCGCGGAGAGCGCGTCGCTTGGCGAACAGAAGGCCCGGAGCGATCGCGCGCTGGACATCCTGAATCGTCATCCTGAGTTTGAAGATCTGCTGGAACTGATCGCACTCGTCGGCTTGCCCATCAAGATACCTGCGACCTACACAGTCGATCCGCTCGTCACAGAGTAGTAGGGACCTGGTTGCAGACCGGAGTGGAGCGATTCGCGGAGGACTTTCGCGAACGGCTGCTGAGGATCAACTTCAAACAGCGCTACAGCCCGTATCCGAAGCAGCGGCTGTTTCACTCCTCGATCGCGCCCTATAACTTCCTGGGCGGCGCGGCCGGTCCGGGCAAGACGGCCTGCGGCCTGGTCGAGCACATGGTGAGCTGTAACGAGTTCAACGTGGACGACGCACCGCACGTGCACACGCTGATGTTGCGGCGCACCCAGCCGAAGCTGCGTTCGACGCTGGTGACGCGCTTCGAGGAGCTGATCCCGAAGGAGCTCTACCGGACCTTCGACCGGACGAATCTCAAGGTGACGTGGCTGAATGGCGCGACCACGAACTTCGGCTCTATGCAGTACGAGCACGACGCGTGGAGCTGGCAGGGCCAGTGGTACAAGCTTTTTTACGACGAGCTGTGCGAGTTCACTTTCAACCAGTGGAACGCGACCAGCGCGTGGAACCGTTGCCCGGTAAGCCCCTTCTGCACCAAGGACGGTGCGGGCAACCCAATCGGCGTCGGGGCGCTGTGGGTGCGCAAGGTATTTGTGCTGCACCAGCCCTGCGACGAGATGGATGATGTGCAGCGGGCGAAGTATCGGGCCGCTGACTATGCGTACTACCCGTGCACGTACAAAGACAACCCGATCTACGCGAACGATCCGCAGTTCCTGAAGAATCTGCAGAGCTATCCGCTGGCGATCCGCAAGGCGCTGATGGATGGATCGTGGGACATCGTCGGCGGCTACTTCATGGGCGCGTTCGACGAGGCGGAGAATGTCTGCGATCCCAGTGAATGCCAGCCGCAGAGTTGGCACCGGCGGTGGATCTCCGGCGACTGGGGCTTTGAGCACTTCGCCGCGCTGTACTGGCACTACATGGACGACTTCGGTGTTGTACGGACGTACAAAGAACGCCTGGTGCAGCACCACGATCCGGAGATGCTGGCGGAGCTGGTGATTCGCGAGTCGATGGATGAGGACGGCAAGTTTCCGAAGTTTGTGAGCTTCCCGTTTTCACACGACGCGTTTGCGGACCAGACCACGAAGAGCTATGGAGCGAATCCGAACTCGGTCGCTCAGCGCATGGCGAAGACGCTGCGGCCGTACGCCCTGCCGGCGCCGATGAATGCGGGCGCGGACAAGATCGGCCGCGAGCAGACGATGTACAACATGCTGCGCCGCCGGGTGCGCGTGGGCAAAACAGCCGACGGGCAGCCTGTAGAGCGGGCGAACTGGATTATCTCCTCGGACTGCGCGAAGTTGATCGAGTGCATCAAGATTGCGCCGCGCGACGAGCTGCACAAAGAGAAGATTGCGTCGTTCCTGGGCGACGATCCGCTGCAGGGCGCGGGATACGGGATCTATCACATCCTGGGCAACCCGGCGAAGAAGCCGCGCGAGGAGCTGCTGCGCGAAGAGATTGAGGCCGCGCCCAGCGAGACGGAGAAGCACTGGATCCGGCTGCGCGAGACAGAACGCAGGACCAAGGCGCGCACCCCAAAACAGTGGTGGGAGACCTAGCCCACTGCGTGGGAGACAGAGACATGGAAGAAATCACGAAGCCGCGGGTGCGGCTGAGCCTGGGCGCGTTGCGGCGCCTGGTCGAAACCGTTGGGGAGATGTTCGCGAAAAAGCCGGTGGAAGTGCGCAGCGAGGCCTTCCGCAACGCGCTGAAGCCGATTCGCCGGCGTGAAACGCCGAGCGGCTTGGGATCGACGAGTCACGGCCGCAGCTGGTATCCGCGCAGGGCAACCTACACGGTGATGCAGATGCCGGGCACGGCGGTGTCCAGGATGGCGCCGCGCGTGGGCTACGAGCTCGACTGGCATGGGACGCTGCGGCGGACCGCGGCGAAGGTGAACAAGTGCAGCCGGCGGAGAGCGAGAGCAGCGTGCACAGCCTGATCGCCGGTTTGTCCAAGCTGAGGGCTCAGTTGCGGGCGCGGCTGCGCCACTGGCTGCTGAAGGAAGAGATTGCCGCGATCGACTGCATGCTGGTGCAGAGCGCGTTGATCATGGGCACGGGCGAGAACCTGGTGCGGCAGAACGCGCTGGTGCTCAAGAGCCTCGAGTACGTGCAGAGCAGTCTGCATGCGATGCGTGACAGCGAAGAGCGGCACTATCGCAATGTCCTCGATGACCTGAAGCGCCGGGACGAGCAGAGCGCAGCCTGGCACGAGACACAGCGGACATCTCAGGACGCCGCGATCTTCGAGACGAAGGCCGCAGTGGACCGGCTGGTGGAGCTGGTTACGCCCAAAGCGCAGCGGTTGCAGGGGCGCCGGCCGATCGGCGGATGGGACGACGTTGTGGCGCAGAACGTCGAGCAGTTCAAGGAAACGGGGAATTCATAATGGCGTTTACAGCAAAAGACGGTTCCAGGCATACGAACCGCGACACGATGAAGCGGGCCGATGCGCGCTACGGTGCGCAGCCGGCGCCGCAGAAGATTGCGCCGCAGGGCGGCAATGACGACGGCATGG